GTGTGCCGCGGGGACGAGTACGTGGAGGTTGACGTGCTGGCGACGAAGGAAGATCAGGCGCGTCGGCTGGTGCAGACGATGATCCACATGGTCGAGTGCGCCCCGGTGTTGGCGGAGCGGTTCGATTTCTTCAAGGATGACGGGGTGCTCAGGTACAAGCCGACGGGAAGTTGGGTGCGGGCGCATCCGACGAAGCTGTCCGCGATCCAGGGCTTGAACTCCGATCTGGCGTTGATTGATGAGATCGGGATGGTGCCGCCGGAGATCGTCACGAGCATGATCGCGCGCCTTGGCAAGAAGCCGGGGCAGCGCGTCGTGGGGTTCGGGACGCCGGGGTATTCGCCGGACAACATGCTGGAGGCGCTCAGGAAGATGGCTCACGCTGACGAGTTGCCGCCGGGGGTGGAGTTCATTGAGTACGCCGCCGACGCGGGCTGTGACATGCTGGATGCGGAGCAGCAGCGGAAGGCGAACCCGGCGATCGACGCGGGGTTCCTGGATCCGGAGTCGTTGCCGATCAAGGCGGCGCTGTTTGCCGCGTCGGGCCGGGAGCATGAGTTTCGCGCGTACCATTTGGGGCAGCCGGTGGAGACGTCGGGGCCGTGGTTGCCGTACGGGGCGTGGACGGACTGCATGCAGCAGGCCGCCCCGCCTGATGGGACGCAGGTGGTGCTCGGCGTATGGGGGAACTACCGTCGGCTCGTGTCGGTGTGCGGGTGCACGTTGGACGGCGGGATTTTCTTCGGGTGGCAGGCGGATAGGCCGTCGGATGATCAGGTTGCGGATGTTGTGCAGCGCGCCGCGGATCAGTGGGAGGTTCTGGAGGTTGTGCATAAGCCGCACATCCGGCACACGCTCGTCTCCGCATTGGAGGACAGGGGGTTGCCGATGGTTCCGTGGCCGCTGGACGCGAAGGTCGACGTGGATTCCACCGCGGCGCTGTATCAGGCGATCTCGGAGCAGACGGTGGCGCATGACCATGACGAGCATCTGGCCGCACAGATCGCGCTCTTGACGGCGAAGGTGGACAGGTACGGGAACCCGCGTCTCGTGGAGTCCTCGGAGGTGGATGTGAGTGCCGCATTGGCTGCCCGGGCGGCGTGGTGGCGTGCTAGGTGCCTGGCGGAAGACCAGGCAGGGGCCGAGCTGAGGATTTACTTCTGATGCGCTGGCCGTTCAGCCGCACCACCGCCGACCCCACGAGCGATGACCTGGCCGACCACGCGATCTGGCCGCAAGTCCAGTGGTTCTCGAGCCAGTTGCAGGGGCTCGGGTTTTCGCCGCAGATGCAGCACCGGGTCTGGGTCGCGAACCGCTGCCTGCAACTCAACGCGCAGCAGATCGCGAGCATGCCGCTCAGGTTCCTCGGCTCGAGCACGCCGGCGTGGGTGACATCCCCGGATCCGAACTGGTACCCGAACGGGATCGGTGACGCGGTGTTCAGCATCGTGTGGAGCATGTACGGGTGGGGTGACGCGTTCCTGTACGTCACCAACCGCTACTCGGACGGGTTCCCGCTCGCGTGGACGGTGCTGGATCCGGCCACTGTTGCGGTGGAGCTCCGCAGCGGCCGACGCACGTTCAAGGTGCGTGGGGCGCCGCTCAACCCGGACGACGTGGTGCAGATCAGCTTGAACCCGACCGGGGGCACGCGGGGCAGGTCGGCGTTGGCGGCGCACGCATCGTTCCTGTGGGGCTCCCTGTCGTCCGCGGAGTTGGCGCGGCAGACGATGGGCGACAGCCCCACGCCGCATTCGGTGCTGAAGTCGCAACGGAAACTCACCGCCGACCAGGCCGAGTCGCTCCGCTCCCAGTGGGGCGAGGCAACCTCGGGGCGCCAGGGGCTCCCGGCCGTGCTCCCGCCGGACATCGACTTCCAGCAGTTGGCGTTCAGCCCGAAGGATCTGATGCTGTTGGAGGGGCAGGAGTTCAACGCCCGCGTGATCGCCGCCGCGTTCGGGGTGCCTGCGTTCATGCTCAACATGCCGCTGGCGGGCGGGTTGACGTACCAGTCCCCCGAGATGCTCGTCGACCAGTGGTGGCGCTTGGAGCTCCGGCCGATCGGGAAGATCGTCAGCAACGCCCTGTCGGCGCAAATGCTGCCGCGTGGCTCGAGCGTGTTCTTCGACAGCCGGGACGTGTTGGCGCCGACGTTGCCTGAGCTGCACAAGGTTTGGAATGAGGCGTTGGCGGCGGGCGCGGTGACAGCGGACGAGTACCGGCGTGCGGTGCTCGCCCTCGAGCCGCTCGGCACCGCAAACGCCGTCGACGAACTCCTACAGCCCACAGCCGCCGGCGCGTCACCGGCGGATCAGCCCTCGCCCGACGTGATCGCGTTGCGGCCCAACACACTGGCGGTGAGCCAATGAGCAAACTCGTGTACGTGCCCGTTAGTGCAGTCACCACGACCGTCGAGGTGCGGGAGTGGGAGACGTTCACCCGCTCCACGCCGATCGAACTCGAGGAAGGCGACGGACGCACCCTCATCGGTCGCGTCGTCCCCTACAACGTCGTCGCAGACGTCGCAGACCCACCCACCTACAAGCCCTACAAAGAATCGTTCGCGCCAGGGGCGTTCCGCGCCCAACTCCAGGCCGCGAACCGCATCGACGTCCTGCTCAACTACGAGCACAGGCAGGGCATCAGCGACATCGTCGGCCGCGGCGTCAACCTCGAAGACCGCCCCGACGGCCTCTACGGCACGTTCCGCATGCTCACCCACGCCGACGGCGACAAGGCGCTCGAGCTCTACCACGCCGGAGTGTTGCGCGGACTCTCCACCGAGTTCTCCGCCCGGAAGTCGCGGACTGTGGACGGAGTTGTGGAACGTGTGGACGCACGGATCGGCAACGTTGCGCTGTGCCGCGAGTACGGGTCAGGCACCGGCGGCCCAAAAGCCGCGTACCCCGGCGCTGAGGTGCTCGCGGTGCGTACGGACGACGACAGAATCGACGTAGAGGCCCCTGAGAGCCCCGCTGGCGCCCTCAGAGCGTCTACTGAGGGTTCCGGGTCGCTTGTCCCGGTTTTCGACTGGGAGAGGCTAGGAGCACTCGGCGTCGTGCCCATCCTGGCACGCGCCGTCGTCCGCAAACCGTGGAACGGCTCGTCCGCCAGGTTCACCGACGAGCAGTATCAGGCGTCCTGCCTGATCTGCCGGCCCGGCGACGAACCCCCAAAGACCCGCTGCTCACTGCCGGTGCTCGAGCCGAACGGCGACCTGAACATGAACGCTCTCGGCGCCGCGGCAGGCAGGCTCCGGCAAGTCCAGGCACCGCAGACGATGAAAGCGCAGGCCGCACGGAAACTGATGCGGCTCTACCGGATGGCTGGCATGGAGCCGCCGAACGGCGTCAAGATGATGGCAGGCATGTAAGGAGGCGACGATGGAGTATGTGACGACAGAGCCAAGCACGTCCACGAACGGGAGCGGTCAAACCGTGGCTGCGACCTGTAAATGCGGCAAGACCACCATCACGGTCGGAAACGTCGAAACGCTGGAACTCCGCCACGCGATCTGTTGCGGAGAGCAGGACAAGCAGTAGGCGCACCCTCGCAGGGCACCCCGACACTGTCGGCACCCCCAGCAGTGAGCACCCGCCAGCCCAATCCACGGCTAGCGAAAGGAACACAATGAGCATCACCCGGATCAGGTGCGAACGCCTCGCAGACGAGCGCGCACGCATCGAACAGAACATCGAGGACATGCGCCGAGCCGCCGAAGAAGGCGGAGGCCGCGACCTCAACGACCTCGAGGCCGAGCAGATCGACAAATGGCGCAGCCGCGTCTCCGACCTCGACGCGGAGCTCGTCACCCTCACGGAAGACCTCGAACGGCAGGAAGCAGCCAAGGACATCTCCGCGCTGATCCGCCGCGACACCCCCGAGGCCGACCACGTCGTCGAAACCGAGGGCGGCCCCGTCGTCTACCGCACGTTCAGCGCGTACGCGATGGACAGGCTGATCGCCACCGAGCCCCGCATCGCGGAAGTCGCCTCCCGCGACCGGAACACCACCCCGGAGGGGGCGCGGCAGGCGGCGCTCGAACGGCTCGAACGGGCAATCCAGAACACGCTCAGCTCCGACGTCGCCGGCCTCGTGCCGCCGACACACCTCGCGCAGATCATGGATCTGATCAACAACAAGCGGCCGATCATCGCCTCATCCAGGCAAGTCGACCTCAGCCGCGGCAGCCTGACGTACCCGAAGATCGATGGCAGGCCCGTCGCGGCGAAGCAGACGACAGAGAAAACGCAGGCCGGCAGCATCAAGATGCAGGTCAGCCTCGTCACCGTGACGGCGGACACGTTCCTGGCAGGCGGCGACCTGTCCTGGCAGACGATCAACTGGTCAACGCCGGACGCGTTGCAGCTGTGGTTCGACCTCGCAGCGGAGTCGTACGCGCAGCAGACCGAAACCCACGCTGGCACCGTGCTCGCCGCGGCACCGACGGCAACCACGCCCGGCACCGTCAGCCCCGCGCTCGGCACTGCCGGGACGGAAACCCTCACGCAGTGGAGGGCGGCCACCATCGACGCGATCGGTGAGATCTACACCACCACGAGCGGACGTGCTCAGAGCAACACGCTGTACCTGTCGGCCGACCAGTTCTTCGCCCTCGCGGCGCTCGGCTCCGACCAGGTGCTGCAAATGAGCGCTGTAGGCAACCTCGACATCGGGGCCATGACCGGCACCTTCAGCGGCCTCAGGGTTGTGGGGTCGTACGGGTTCCCGGCACGCACCAGGATCGTCGGGGACAGCTCGGCGTTCATCACCGGGGAGAACCCCGGGGCACCAGTCGAGCTGAGGGCGGTGGAACCGTCCATCGGCGGTCTGGAGGTCGGCCTCATCGGAGCCTTCCAGGCCAAGAACTTCGACTACACGAGGTTCCTGAACCTCAACGCGCACGCGTAACGCGTGACGTCCGGGTGGCCGACCTGTTGCTCCCTCCCTCGGGTCGGCCACCCAGCAACGCAGACCATATGACACCCACACACACAATCCAAGACGACGGAAGAGAGCTCCCCTACATGGGCAGGCTCAACGCGGAAGACCAAGCCATCCTCGAGCAACGCTGGATGGCGAACGCCCGCGCCATGCGAGCCGTCCTCGTGGAGCAGGACATGGAACGCGCCCGCCTCCGCGGCCGCATCTACCAGCTCGAGCGGCTCATCGACGCCGCCGGAATCATCCCGCTAGAGGACAGCGGGGAAAGCATGGCCGCCATGTACCGGCTACAGGCCCGCGCCATCGCCGCCGTGTTCGACTACTTCGACGCCGGCAACTACACCCTCGACGGGCTACCGCCAGAGTTGCACGAGGCGTTCCGACCCCTCCTCGTCACATGACCAAACTCGCCAACAGCCCAGGCACCATCGCTCTGCCAACCGCGGAGATCGGCAGGTTCACCCTGTTCACCGTCAGCCTCTCCGCAACGATGCAACCACCCGGTTGCAACCTGTCCATCATGTGCTCCGCGTCCGTCACGCAGAACCTCAACGCCGCCATCCGTGACCTCCGAGACGAGGACGAATGGGTGTGGATCATCGGGGACGACCACGTCTGGGAAAACGACTGCCTCATGCGGCTCCTCGCCATCATGGACGCGACCCCGGAAGCCGACATTCTCGTCCCGTTGGTGGCGAAGCGGAACCCGCCGTGGCACCTCGTCCTCTTCCACGAAGCAGGCACACGGGACGACGGGCTACCAAAATGGCAGCCGTTCGCGTGGGAAGAGATCCCCGATACAGGCGTGTTCGAGGTCGACGCCGCGGGCTCCGCCGGCATGCTCGTCCGCCGTCGCGTCTTCGACGAGATCGGCGACCCGTGGTTCCGCTCGACCGGCGGTGTCGTGCTCAACGAAGACGTCACGTTCTGCGCTGACGCCCGTGACTGCGGCTACCGGGTGTTCGCCACCGCAGACGTCACCATGGGCCACCTCGGGATCTTCAACGTCCGCCCGTTGCGGCGCGGCGGACGCTGGGGCGCGCTCACCGAGTTCTCGAGCCCGGAGGAGCAGTTCCGCGAAGTGTTCATGCCCGACATCGAAGAACCCCACCCGGTAGCGGTCAATGGGCGTTGACATCAGCGGGCACCCGTCCGCCGAAATCTACTTCGAGAACGGCTCCTCCCAGTTGATCACCGTCTGCGCCCACTGCGGC